TTCTTAGATATTTTTACTGATGATATGGGTAAAGTTGCTGTAAAATCTACTGATAAACAGCCAATTAAAGAATTTCCAGTTCCTAAAAAATTAGAAGATAAAACAGGTGTACTTGTTGTATGGGAACGGCCAATTAAAGATCCAACCTTTGGACAGTATTATGCTTCTATTGACCCTGTATCAGAAGGTAAAACAACTACATCAGAATCATTATGTTCAATATATATAATGAAAGCTCCTGTAGAGGTAACTAAAGTAACTGGTTCAGAGACTGAAACTTATATTGAACAAGATAAAATTGTAGCTGCTTGGTGTGGTAGATTTGATGATATTACAAAAACACATCAAAGATTAGAACTTATTATTGAATGGTATAATGCATGGGCATTGATTGAAAATAACATTTCACTCTTTATTCAATACATGATCCAAAGAAGAAAACATAAATATCTAGTACCTAAAAGTCAAATTGTGTTTTTAAAAGATCTAGGCTCTAATAACAATGTGTATCAGGAATATGGTTGGAAAAATACAGGTAACTTATTTAAAGCTCACTTGCTAAGTTATGCCATAGAATATACCAGAGAGGAATTAGACGTGGAAACAAAAGAAGATGGTACTATAGTTAAGACAAAATATGGTATTGAGAGAATACCTGATCCAATGTTGATTAAAGAAATGAGAGAATATTCAGAAGGAGTCAACGTGGATAGACTAGTTTCATTTGCAGCATTAGTTGCTTTTATGAAAATTCAACAGTCAAATAGAGGATATGCAAGAAGAACAATAATGGATGATACGGCCAAAAACTTGCAAAAGTCAGAAAATTTGTTTAAATTAAATAATAGTCCATTCCGACATATGGGGAGAGGACAACTTGGTATTGGGCAGAGTGTTAAAAGATCACCCTTTAAAAATTTTAAATAAAGAGTATGCAAATATATAATGCACTTCAGTTAAAAAACGGAGCCAAAGCGGAGACAAACCGCATGGGTACTGTAACTCAACCATTACAGTTTTTACCTAAAAAAGAAAAAGATGATGAGTGGGCAGCATGGAATTTAGACTGGGTTGAATGGCAAGGATTAAAACAAATCCGTAGAAATGCCCGAAGACTTATGAAAAATTATAAGTTAGCTAAAGGTATTATTGATAAGTCAGACTACATTGTTGAAGAAGATAATGAATATAGAGACATTGTAGAAATACTTACAAAAGAAGATCAATCTGCATTAGAACTTAAATTCTATCCTATTATCCCAAATGTTATTAATGTTCTAGTAGCTGAATTTGCTAAAAGATCAACCAAACTAGTTTATAGAGCTGTTGATGACATCTCATATAATGAGCTCTTGGAAGAAAAGAGAAAGATGGTTGAGGATACTCTTTTAGATGATGCAAGATTTAAAATACTAAGTGCTCTTATGGATCAAGGTTTAGATCCGGATTCACCAGAAGTTCAAGAACAAACTAGCCCTGAAAAATTAAAAACTCTACCTGAGATTGAATCTTTCTTTAAAAAAGATTACAGATCAATGATAGAACAGTGGGCAATGCATCAGCATAAAGTAGATGTTGAGAGATTTAAAATGGATGAGCTTGAAGAAAGAGCTTTCCGTGATATGCTTATTACAGATAGAGAGTTCTGGCATTTCCGCATGATGGAAGATGATTATGAAGTAGAACTTTGGAATCCAGTAATTACTTTCTATCATAAATCTCCAGATTCAAGATATATATCACAAGCTAACTGGGTTGGTAAAACTGACATGTTAAGTGTGTCAGATGTCATTGATAAATATGGCTGGTTAATGACTGAAGAGCAGATGGAAGCTTTAGAAGCTGTTTATCCAATTAGATCTGCCGGATATACAACGGGTGGTATGCAAAATGATGGTAGTTTTTATGATGCTACTAAATCTCATGAGTGGAATGTAAACATGCCTTCACTAGCTTATAGACAGTACACAACAGCAATGAATGGAACTGTAATGGATAGTATTGATATTATCAATCAAATCCTAATGGAAGGTGAGGATTATTATGATCAAGGTACAGTATTTTTATTAAGAGTAAGTACAATATACTGGAAGTCTCAAAAGAAACTTGGACATCTTACAAAGATTGAAGAGAATGGTGAAGTTATCACTGATATTGTTACTGAAGATTATAAGATTACAGAAAAACCAATTTATGATACTAGACTATTTAAAAATAAAACTAAAGATAATCTTGTATATGGAGAGCATATTGATTGGATTTGGATTAATGAAGTTTGGGGAGGAGTTAAAATAGGACCTAATATTCCTTCATACTGGGGAATGAATAATCCTGGAGGATTTTCTCCAATATATTTAGGAATAAATCAGAATAAACTATGCCCTCTTAAGTTTCAGTTTAAAGGTGATCAGAGTTTATATGGTTGTAAGTTACCTGTAGAAGGCTCCGTATTCTCAGATAGAAATACTAAATCTACTGCACTAATTGACTTAATGAAACCATACCAGATTGGATATAACATTGTCAATAATCAGATTGCAGATATTCTAGTAGATGAGCTTGGTACTATTATTATGCTAGATCAAAACTCTTTACCAAGACACTCTTTAGGAGAAGATTGGGGTAAAGGTAACTTAGCCAAAGCATATGTAGCAATGAAGAATTTCCAGATGTTACCATTGGATACTTCTATTACAAACACTGAGAATGCATTAAACTTCTCTCATTTCCAGAAACTAGATCTATCTCAGACAGAAAGATTAATGACTAGGATTCAGTTGGCAAATCATTTTAAGCAACAGGCTTATGAAGTAATAGGTGTTAATCCTCAAAGAATGGGGCAGCAGTTATCTCAACAAACTGCTACCGGTGTAGAACAAGCTGTTGCTGCATCTTATGCTCAAACAGAAATGTTTTTCATGCAGCACTGTGATTACTTAATGCCAAGAGTACATCAGATGCGTACTGATCTAGCTCAATACTATCATTCTAATGATCCTTCTGTAAGACTATCTTATATTACTACAGCAGATGAAAAAGTAAATTTCCAAATGAATGGTACAGATCTTTTAATGAGAGATCTAAATATATTTGCTACTACTAGTGCAAATCATAGAGCTGTTCTTGAGCAACTTAAGCAAATGGCTTTACAAAATAATACAACTGGTGCTAGTATTTACGATCTTGGTAAAGTTGTTCAATCTGAATCTATTGCTGAACTTAATAATGCTCTTAAATCTTCTGAAGAAAAAGTACAAGCAATGAAACAACAAGAACAACAATCAGCTCAACAAATGCAACAAGAACAACTTGCTTCTCAAGAAAAACAAAAACAAATGGAGATTCAAGCTGCTGCTGAAAGAGATGATAAGATGATTCAAAAAGATATTACTGTAGCAGAAATCAGAGCTGCTGGTTACGGTTCAGTAGTAGATCTTAATCAAAATCAAATGTCTGACTTTAGAGATGCTATGAAAGAGATTAGAGATACTGAGCAATATAAAGAGCAAACAGATCTTCAAAGAGAAAAAGAAGCCAATAGAAATATTCAGCAAACAAAAAAGAATGATATTGAAAGAGAAAAGCTTCAAGTTCAAAGAGAAATAGCAGATAAACAATTGCAAATTGCTCAAGAAAACAAAAATAAATATGATATAAATAAAGGAAAAAAAGATCAGTAGCTATATAGTGCTAAAAAAGTATTAAGCTGTTTTAAATTTTCCAAGTTTATTTTGTATATTAAAGTATAACATAAAAAACCAACAACAATGAGTAAAGAAATAGATAACCTGAATGATCAGGTTCAAGAGTCCACAACGGTGGACCAGGTAGATGTAAATATTGACGAACTGTTTGGAATGCCAGGAGCAGAAAATGTGATGCTTCCTACAGATAAATCAGAGCCTGAAAAGAAATCAGTCTTCACAGCAGAGAAGACAGATATGACGTTCTTTGACAAACCAGATGCTACACCTGAAGATAAACAGGAAGCAGCAGAAAAGAAAGCAGAAGTAGAAGAGACTATTAATGAACTTAATGATCTCATCAGTCAAGAAGAAGATGCTGGTAATAAAGGAAGACCAAAGATTGATAAATCCGGTCTTGCTGAGTTAGCAACTAAAATGATTGAAGAAGGAACTTTAGTACCTTTTGATGATGACAAACCTTTAGAAGAATATACTACTAAAGATTTCAGAGAGTTATTTGAAGCAAACTTCCAAGATAGAGAAGCAAGAATTAGAGAGAATACTCCAAGAGAATTCTTTGCAGCTCTTCCAGAAGAACTACAATATGCAGCTAAGTATGTTGCTGACGGAGGTCAGGATCTTAAAGGATTATTTAGAACTCTAGCTCAAGTAGAAGAGATTAGAGAACTTGATCCGGATGATGAAAGAGACCAGGCTGAAATTGCAAGACAATATCTTTATGCAACTAACTTTGGAACTTCTGAAGAAATTGAATCAGAAATTCAAGATTGGGCTGACTTAGATAAACTTGGGCAAAAAGCTAACCAGTTTAAACCAAAGTTGGATAAAATGCAAGAAGAAATAATTGCAAGGCAACTTCAGGAACAAGAGTATAGAAAACAACAACAATCTGAACAAGCTAGAATGTATACTGATAATGTTTATAATACATTATCTGTAGGAGATTTAGGAGGTATAAAACTTGATAGAAAAACTCAAGGTTTACTTTACTCCGGTCTTGTTCAACCTAACTACCCATCTATCTCTGGTAAACCTACAAACTTACTTGGTCATTTACTTGAAAAGTATCAGTTTGTTGAACCAAGACATGATCTTATTGCAGAAGCACTTTGGTTGCTTGCTGATCCAAATGGATATAAGAATAAAGTAAAAGAACAAGGTGGTAGACAAGCTACAGAAAAAGTAGTAAGACAATTAAAAACTGAGCAGTCTAGAAAGCTTGCTTCATCTAATACAAATCAAGAGGAAGAAGCAGAAAGAAGATCTGCAGTAGCATCTAGGCCGCCGCAAAGAACCATCTCTAGAGGTAATAATATCTTTAAGAGATTTTAATTAGTAACAATTTAAAAACAAATAACAAATGGCAACTCCAATTTTAAACAATGGGATATTCCTGAGAGATACAGCCTACCAAGCTTCATCGCATGTAGACTCATATCACTTAGTGAATATGTTAAAAGATGCTGAACCTATGGATTTAGGTCCAGTTGACCTTTGGGCTATGGCTCAAAAAGTAGAAATGCCTCTTTACCAAATGTCAAGCTTTGGTGGGAAGAATGTAATTATGGTGGACAACCACCGTGGTGAGTATAGATGGCAGACTCCTGTATCTATTGATCTTCCTTACATCATTGAAGACATTGAGAGTCCTAGTAAGATTCTTGGTACAGATGGTTCTACATTTAAAATCAAAATCAACAGACGTGAGTTTGGACATGGTGACATCATCACTTATGACAAATACAATGGAGTTGAGATGTACATTACTGATGAAGATATCCTACCTGTAGGAGATGGTTTTGTCTATACTGTACAGTTGGTAAACAATGACAACTATAAGTTCCTTGATCATAAGTACTTAACAAATGGTACTAAAATCTTCCGTAAAGGTTCTGCTCGTGGTGAGTATGGAGAAAGATTCTCTGATATTACTACAAGAACTTCATTCCGTGAATTCTATAACTTTGTAGGTGGTGCTGAAGCTCACGTACATTATTCAGTATCTTCTCGTGCTGATTTAATGATCAAAGGTGGAATGAATGCAGATGGTACAGTTCCTGTAACTGAGATCTGGAGAAACTTTAGTGCTAACAATGATCCATCTATCACTTCTTTGGAAGATATGATCAAAGTTATGGGTAAAGACAAAGTGAAAAAAGCATTTGACAATGGAGATCTTTCTAGAACTTTCTTGACTCAAATGGAAGCTGCTCACTTATCTAAAATTGCTACTGACATTGAGACTTACTTAATGTGGGGACATGGTGGTAGAGTTCGTCAAGATGGTGCTGATGATCTTAGAATGTCAGTGGGTCTTTGGAGACAGTTGGATAACTCTTTCAAAAGAGTATATAACAAAAATAACTTTACGCTTGATTTGTTCCGTGGAGAAATCTACAACTTCTTCAATGGTAAGGTTGAGTTCCAAGGTCCAGATCCAAAAAGATCTTTAGTAGTTCAAACTGGTATGGGTGGAATGAGAATGGTAAATGAAGCTATCAAGAGAGAAGCAGTTGCTTCTGGTCTATTGATTCAGGCTGCTGATATCGGTGCAATCACTGGTAAAGGTATGGACTTGAACTTTGGATTTGCTTATACTTCATATGTAATTCCTTTCTTGGCAAATGTTAAGTTTGTATTGAACCCTGCATTTGACAATATCCATACAAATGATATTGAGAACCCAATCATTGATGGTTTCAATTTATCTTCTTACTCATTCATTATCTTTGACATCACTGATAATACTAATGACAATATCTACTTATTGAAGTTGTCTTGGGATAATCAATTGAAGTGGTGGTATCAAAATGGTACTATGGACTACATGGGACGTACTCAAGGGTTCCAGTCTTCTGGTCAGTTCAATGGATACCGAGTAATGATGACTCAAACTTTCCCAGCTATTTGGGTAAAAGATCCAACTAAAGTATTGAAAATTGTTATGAGAAACCCAGTAACTGGTGGATCATTCTAATTTGATAAACTAAAATCAGGGAGGGGGTAACTCCTCCCTTTTTTTCTTAAATTTAATAACCAACAAAAAACAAAAACCAACATGGAAACACAATTTACAATGGTAGAAACTACCACAAAAAGAAAAACTAAATTAGCCATCAGACCTTTTGTAGATGGCAACAATACAAACATGGGACTTGAAGAATATGGATTAGCTCTTTATGATGGTGTTAGACATCATGAGCAATTAGCATGTCTTGAAAATAACGGTGTTGTAAGATACCTTACAGGTCTCAATGAATTTGCTCCTGAAATTAAACTTCTTCCTCAAGAAGAAAAAGAAGCAAGAGTAAAACAAATAAGACAAACAGTAGCAGATCTTGAAAGAGAACTTGCATCAAATATACTTGATCCAGAAAATAAAGATTTTTGGAATCAAGTAAAACTTCTTAGACCGGATAATAGTGAGTTTTGGAACAAAATAGATATTAAATGTGGTAATGAACCAGTCTTCCTAGATATAGATAATCCTTTTGATAGAATTAAACTTATGGCAATTGAAGCAGGAGGGTTTTCTATTATAGCTAAAAGTTATGAGGATGCAAGATCTAAACCAGTTGCTCCTAAGTTTTATTTGGATAAAGAAGAAGAAACTTCAATGGTTAGAACTGAGTACAAAAAGATGCGTAACAAAGCTCTTGCTGAACTTCAGAAACTATATGATAAAAATAGTACTAAGCTATTCTACATTGCTAAAATTGTTGATGGCAACAGTGCACAATACAGAAAAGCTACTCCACTTGATGTTATCTATGAGAATATGGATAGACACATTAATGGTGAAGGTTCTGAAAGTAACAAAGAAAGAGCAGCAAAATCTTTCATTGATACTACAAATTTAGATATGGAAACACTAAAAATTAAAGCAATTGTTCGTGATTCCAGTTTTTTTAAGTATATTATTAATAAGTCAGATGGGTATATTTATCATGCAAAGACTTCAAGTCTTCTTGGTAGAAATGTATCAGATGTTATTGAACACTTAAAAAATCCTTTACATGAGGATATTTTAAGTGATCTTAGCTCATCTGTAGAAAAGATTTGGAACTCTTAAATTTAAATAAAATGAAATCTGCTAATGTGACTAAAACAAAGTCAAAGAAAATTACAGGTGCTGATAAAACACCAGGTGGAAAAACAGGTGGAACTAATGCTCCACTTAAAAAACAAACTGTTCCTAAAGGAAAAGTTGGTGGTACCACAAAAGCTCCTAAGAAGGCAAGTCCTTCTTGTTAGTTTAGTTTTATGAGCAAAGAACTTATAAAAAGAAAGGATGGAAGTTATTCCCAGAGAGGTCTCTGGGATAACATCCGTGCTAATAAAGGTTCTGGTAAAAAACCTACTAAGCAGATGCTTAAGCAAGAGAAGAAAATTAAAGCAACTACTAAAAAGAAAAAGTAATGGCAACTAAGAAAACAACAACTGTTAAGAAAACACCTGTTAAGAAAGCATCAACAGGTATGACTATTTCTGCAACTCCAAAAGCAGAAATGAGAAAATGGGAAATTGAATCTGCATTAAGTTGTTTGAAAAGAGCAGATGAAATCCGTAAGGATAGTAAGATGATGGCAGATGTTAAGAAACTTGCTCAAGAACAAATGAGTGTTCTTAAAAATATCAAGTAGTCATGGCAAAGTCTCCAGCATGGCAAAGAAAAGAAGGTAAGAATCCTGAAGGAGGTCTTAATGCTAAAGGTGTTGCATCGTATAGAAGAGAAAATCCTGGTAGTAAACTTAAGACAGCTGTAACTACCAAACCTTCTAAACTTGACCCTGATAGCAAATCTGCTAAAAGAAGAAAGTCTTTCTGTGCTAGAATGTCAGGGATGAAGAAAAAATTAACTAGCAGCAAAACGGCTAATGATCCTAACTCAAGAATCAATAAGTCTTTAAGAAAGTGGAACTGTTAATTTAATATACAATAAAATATGAAAGCAAAATCAAATAAAGGCAAAATGCCAGCAGGAGCTCCTAAAGGAATGAATCCTTTTGAGTTTTTTAGAAAAGGTGGAGAACAAAGAAAAGCCATGTTTAAAAAAGGTGGTTATAATACTCCTACTCAAAATCCTTTACCAAAAAGAAATATGGGTGGTCCAGGTGATGATCCATTTTCTACAGCTTCTTATGTACCAAAAGCAACACCTTCTGTGCCTAGTGCAAGTTCATTAATGACAAATCCTTTTGTAAGACCTAATCCATTAACTAATTCGCTAAGTTACAAACCATCTTTTACAAGACCAACCACTACAAGTTCAGTTGTACCAACTCCTACTCCTGCTCCTGTTTCTGTTGTACCAACTCCAACTCCAACTCCTGTTGCAGAACCTTCTTTTAAAGAAAAAAAGAAAGCTTTAAAAGAACAAGGTAAATTAGATAAAATTCAACGTAGACTGGATATTAAAAAAGCCAAAGATGAAAATCTACAAAAACAATATGAAACTGGAGAGAGAAATGCTGAGACAACAGGAGACAAAATTGATAGAGCTGTTAAAGTTGGAGAAACAGTTATTGGAGGAATGAATGCTGTAAATCAATTTAGAAGACCAATGGGTGGTGGTGATCCCTTTGAAAACAAAAGAGGTGGTTCTATTAAAACAAAAATGAAATCTGGTGGTGTTAAACCAAAAGCATCTAAAGGAATGATTGTTAAATCTAAAAGAAAATAGTTATGAAAAAATGTATGAAATGTGGTGGGGCACATAAAATGAAATCAGGTGGTCAAACTATCGTTGGTGGTCCTGGTTATAATGCTAAAACTAATACCATGAAAAAAGGTGGTATTAAAAAGTATAATAATGGTGGTGTTACCACTATTGCAGATATGGAAAAGGCTGATAGAAGAGATATTTTTCGTACACCAAGTAGTAAACTTGCAGCTGGAATATTAGGTTCTGGATTTGCAGCACTTGCTGGTAAAATTGGATTTGATAAATCAAAAGCAGCTAATGAAAATAAAAAAGATGCAAAAGATACAATTAGTATGCTTAAAAAACTTCAGTTACAGAAAAAAGGAGGATCAGTAAAAAATGCTAAATTAGCAGCATTAGCTCCGCCAAAAAATAAAGTTACTCGTGCTGATGTTATAGCAGGTGCATTAAAAAACAAAAGAAAAAGATAATTACCATGGCTGCTAATAAAAAACCTTCAGCAGGACTTAGTAAAAAAACTAAGTCTAATGTTGCTAAAAAAGCAAGAGCTGGAAAAGATATTGGTAAGAAAGGTAAAAGTTTTGATGAAGTAGCTGCTGCTGCAGGTGGTGGTGAAAAAGGAAAAAGAATTGCAGCTGCTGCAATGTGGAAGAATATTAAAAGAGGATAATGTTAAATAGCACAATTACCATAAAGATTAAACAAAGACTTAACAAGTTAGACAGTCAGGATTATGATAATATTGAGTGTTGGCAAATTGTTGAGGCTTTTAATAAGGCTCAGGTTGAATGGGTCCGAAGACAGCTTCATGGTATAAATGTAGTTAAAGAAGGAGATGAGCAATCTACCAGAAGAAAAGATGACTTACAAATACTATTAGAAACAGTTCCTGTAAATATAGCTGACAAAGAATATTATTATTCCGGACTTTTACCTGATGATTATTTACAGTGGAAAAGAGTAGATGTTTTTGCAGATAAAGACTGTTGCAAGAAAAGACCTATGATGGTTTATTTGGCAGAAGAAGGAAACCTCCGAGAACTTCTTAGAGATAAATCTAAACAACCAAACTTTGAATGGGGAGAAACATTTGCTACTCTAAAAGGAGGAGATGTAAACATCTATACTAATGGAGATTTTGATATACAAGCTGCTGATCTTATTTACTATAGACAGCCTATTAAAATTCAAATCTTAAACTGTGTAGATCCATATACAAATGTTGCTTCTATAGCTAATGTAGAGTGTGAGTTTAAAGATGATATAATTGAATTAATAATTGATGAGACCGTAAGTATTTTAGCTGGAGATATTGAATCAGTAAATCAATTCTCTAGAGGTACAGAAGGAGCTGAAAGAAATAACTAATACCCATGGATAAACCAAGACTGTTAAAAAGAACTGTAGAACCTACTAGAACTATTAGTAGGACAGTTCCTGAAGTTAAACAAGAAGCTCCAAAAGCAGAACCTAAACCGGATACAGGTGTTGGTGGAAGTTCATTAGATACTATGGTTGCAGCTTGTGCAATGGAGCTTATGAATGCAAGAAATAGTTTTCATAAATTACATTTAAAAGTAACAGGTGAAGGTTCTTATGCTGCTCATGTTGCTATTGGTGATTTTTATGATGGTTTACCAGGACATGCTGATACATTAGTAGAAGGATATCAAGGAGTAACTGAAAAGATATTAGCTTGTAAAGATGTTACACCAAGAACTCTTGATACAGTAGCGGATGGAGTTGCATATCTTAGAGATATATATGCAATGATTACTAAGGTACAAGGTATGTTACCTTATTCAGAAATAGTAAATAATTTGGATTTAGTAAAGGATTCAATCAATTCAACTAAGTACAAATTACTTTTTTTAAAATAATTTGGAGATTTAAAATCTTTTTAGTATATTATAGTATATTTATTTATTAACAAAAACAAAATACAATGAGTTATTTTAATCATGCCTTTAGAAAAACCCTAGTAGCCACTAGTAATTCAGGGCCTGTTTCTTCATTAAATGGAGTACAACTAGGTACGTCTGTTGCAAATACACTTGCAGCTGGACAAATTACATTTATTAATCCTGACACATTTCAAGTAACCCCAACTCTTACTTCACTTACATGTTGTGAAGTAATTATTGCTGCTGGTTCTTTAATGCAAAAGGATAAAATTGGACCTTTTCATGGGGGTTATTTAGAGTCTAACAAGACTAAAACTATCAAAGCAAAATATACTAATAGAGTATATGCAATTCCTGCAACTACTGCACAAAATTATATTTTGCATGTTGGTGTTACTCCATGGACCTTATTAAATCCACCTGTATCTTCTGATCCAGGAGAAACTGCTGGTACATGCTGTAAGCAATTCTTATGTGGTGAAACTTACTACTTACGTGTAGATGTTAAAGGTTCTCCTGCATTAAGATTGTTAGATCACAATTCTTACTTAACTCTTGAAGCTTATACAGGATGTTGTGATGATACTTTAGTTGCACCAAATGCAGTTGATCCACGCAGAGTATATATTCAATGGGCAAAACAAATTAGAAACAGCAAATTGATGAATCAGTTTGTATTCCCAATTGTTACATTTACTACTAACAACGGTACTAGCTGGACTTATTACTATCCAGATGATATTAATGTTGCTTCATTAACTCCTATTGCGGGTGTTACATTTAGAAATTATAGTGCATTTGGTACACCTGCTGATCCAGATAATGGATATCAAGTTGGTGATTGTGCTGGTTTAGTTCTTAATGGAGCTTATGAAGAAACTAAATTTGGTACTTGTACTTTCCAAATTTCTGATTTCTATGAATTAGAGCCAGTAAGAATCTATGCTTCTGAAGTAGACTTAACAGGTTCACCATGTGAATTTGAAGGTCTATGTGTTGGTGTACAATGTTATGGAAGACAAGCAAATGGTGTTGGTGAAACTGTAGTAAGAGATGTTATTCTTTCTGAATCTTACAGACAAAATCATTTTGCAACTGATCTACGTATCAGAGAGATTACTCAAGGATATGACTTGTATACAAATGCAGGATTATCAAGAACTGCGTTCTATGATAGAATTTATCTTCAACATAATGTTCCAAGAATGTATAATCCAACTGGAACATTTGATAATGATCAGTACTTGATTGAGATTGTATTACCAGCTAACCCAGCATTGAACGGTACATTGAATGTTAATACTACTAACTTATTGAACCAAATCCAAACATGGTTAAATAACTGTGGTGCTCAGTGTGTGGTTGAAACAGTTGGTTCTGGTACAGCTTGTCAAGCGTCATCTCCAGCGGTTCCACTTCCATTGAACCCTAGTCCAGTAATCTAATTGTACTAACTATAAACTCAAAGGAGAGTGAGAGTTAATCTCTCCTCTCCTTTTTTTATTATAATATTATGGCAAATCATGTATTAAGTTTAGAAATACCTACTGTATCAAATGCTTGTGTAATGAAGATATTTGATACAAGTGTATATTCTCCATTAGTAGGAATATTCAGACCAAGATTATTTGTTACAGTACCAGGATTTAGTCCGGTTGAACTACACTTTGTACCTGATTCTACTCCTACACTTACTGCTTGTGATTTAGAATTACAATCAGAAAATTGCGGAAGTTCTTATGTAAATTTACCAGATGGTTTATATGTGGTTAAATATGCTGTAGATCCAGAATGTAAGGTCTATGTAGAATATAATCACTTAAGAACAACTTGTGCGCTAAATAAATATGAAAAGATTCTTTGTAATATTAGTGTGTCAAATTGTGATCCACCAGCTAAAATAAAAGAAAAGCTAAGAGAACTTAGATTGATTAGAATGTATATTGATGCAGCAAAAGCTAAAATTGAAACATGTCATTTAAGTCAAGAAGGAATGACATTATTTAACTATGCTGTCAAACTTTTGAATAAATTTGAGTGTAAAAATTGTTAAACCCTAAAAACCAACAAAAATGAGTGCATGTCCTAATTGTGGAAATCAATTATCATGTGGATGTCAGAGAAGAACAGCATCCAATGGAGTAACTGTTTGTAGCAGTTGTTTATCATCATATGAAGCTACCTTACAAACAAATACTCAAAAAAATGAAAAGCCTGAGTTACAAGCTTGGGGAAAAGATAGATATAAAAACTTAAGTAAATTCATTAAGACCTAACTAATGGCATCATCAATATCAGCAGTGACTGTAGGCCCGTATTACAAATTTACAGATTGTTGTACAGGTGAAGTATTTAATTTTAGAGGTACAATAACAGGCTTTGCAAATAATTCTGTTTATACCTCTTCTATTACTTCAGGAGGATTAATAACTGGTAGATGTTATACTGTAATACAGTTAACAACTCAAGATTCCGTATTTTGGAACTCCCTGCCTATTATTACAACTGGTGATGTTTCAAGACAGGGTACAAACTGTACTGATGCAGCTCTTGGTGGTAAATGCGCACCTTGTGAGGAACCGTGTGGTGAATGTCCAGAAGGATATACTCAAGAAGGAGATCAATGTGTTAAAGAAGAAACTGTTCCTGCTACATATACAGGAGGTTTAATGACATTAACTGCTGGTCAAAATGTAAGTTCTTATAACAACGCTGGTATTAGATTATATGATGATATTTCTAGTTATACTTTACCTATTGTAGGTTCTGGTACTAGCAATGCAACATTTGATGTAAAAGCTGCTAATGGTACTGGAGTTTCTATACCTCAACTTGCAAATGTACAAAGTACACTATGGGGATGTAGTTCAATTGCAGCATGTTCAACTGGTAGTTCAGGTGGTAGATTAAATATTGCTGGATTATGGACAAATGGATATCCTGATGATACAGAACTTTGTTTTGAATTTTGTGTTGAAATTGCAGCTACAAAACAATATATAGTTGGTATTGCAGGAGATAATTCTGTTAAGTTTTATATTGATGGTATACCTACAGTAATATTAAATGGTACAAGTAGTGTAACAAGACCTTTTAATCACTGGCATGCTTTTCCAATTACATTAACTGCTGGAAAACATACTATAAGATTATGTGGTATAAATGATAATGGACAAGCAGCCTTTGCTGCTGAAGTCTATGATATTAGTTTAGCTACTTTTCAAAGTACATTATTGAATCCAGCGGTAGGTTCAGGAAATTGCGGTAACACTCCTACTGATATTGCACCATATGTAATATTTAGTACACTTAATTATATTGGACAACAAATCCCAAATCCAAGTCAACCTGGAGTATGGCAATGTCCAGATGGATCTACTCCTGATTATTGTACTGGTATTCCTCAATGTACTATACAAGAAAAAACTGCATTACCAGTTTGCCCATGTTATTTATTATTACCATGTGCAGAAGGACAACTTCCAATAATTAGTAGTACAACTGAGTTATCAGCTTATGTTAATGATTATGTTGCAATTACTACAGATGACATAGATGACCCATTTTGTGTATATGTAGTAGATTATGAAGGAGAGGAAGTATGTGAAACAGCTGAAGAAGTGTACATTGAAAATAATGTAGCTTGTCCGTGTCCACCTCAGTGTTATTATATATCATCTGCACAAGGAATTGTTTATGTAAATGGTGCTAATGGAATAGAGGAATTAACGGCTTCAGAAACATTTCCATATGTAAAATTATGTTCTAATACATATCCTTTAGTAAGTAATACTCAACAAAACTATGAAATTATATCTTTAGGAGACTGTGTTAATGGAGTGTGTCCTACACTTTGTTTTAAATTGACTAACTGTCAGAATCCTAATCTTGTAATATATAGTAATTCAGATAGTCTTCTACCTTATCTTTATGGTAGTAATAATGTTGTTGAAATAATAGGTAGAACTGGTTGTTGGGAAGTAAGCTTGCCTGTAGGAAATTGTGATTGTTTACTTGTTGACGTAACAAGTTTGAATCCTAATTTCTTTACTCCATTTACAGCTACAGCAAATTCTATAGGTGTATATAATGGAAATACCTTATATAGTTTTGTTAATGATGGTACTACATATTATATATGGAAAAATGAAAAAGATCAATGGATATTTACAGCAGATGATTATGGAGATGATAGTCAAGATTATACTACTATAGCAATTACAAGTGAAACTTTAGAAACATGTCCTATATCTGTTGATGAAACAATTAAATGGGGAGGTAGAATAGAAGGAGTAGATGTAAATACAGATTTGTGTCCTGCAGAATGTGATTGTCCTATTGATGTTACAGTAACTTCAAGTTATTCAACATGTATAGAGTGTGTTGGTGCTATTGCATATAAACTTACAGCATGTGATAATTCAGATGTAATATATACTAATGATGACTTAGAAGATTACTTAGGTCAAGTAGTTAGATTAAATTGTGGATGTTATACAATTCAAAAAATTACTATTGATCCTCCAAATCCTCAATCTGTTATAATTGAAGATACTTATAAAAGTTGTACCGAGTGTACTAGAACTTATTGGAAACTTACAGATTGTGCTGGAGAAGCAGCACCAGTAATTACTTATACTGATATTTCTGAGTATGAAGGTAGAGTAATAAAAATAAAAAACTGTACTGAGTGTTGGGAAGTTAGTATTACAAATGAACATTTAAATGCAACTACAGTAACCGTAACTAATGATTATGATGACTGTATTGAGTGTGGTGTTCCAACTACATGTGAGTGTACTAAAATAACTAATCTTAATCCAGAACCAAAGACTTACTTTTATTATGATTGCCTCAATATATTACAAGAACTTACATTAGCATCAGGTCAGAGTAGTGATAAAGTATGTGCGTTAGAATGGTTAACAGAGTCGCCATATTGTAAGTGTATTCAGTTTAAATTAAGAGGTGAAAGTTACTATGCATTTATAATACCTGGTGAAACTCTAAATGATAGACCAGTATATAATATTTGTACATATGGTGATGATAGTGAATGTGGAATAGTATATTGGGATGGTAGTAATTGGGTTATTGAATCAGAAGGTGGGATAGTTTTTTGGATATTACCAACCTCTACATCATCTCTTTGTCCATATGGAGACTGGCAAGAATATGAGAAAGTAAAACCTAGAGAAAAAGCTGCTGCTGATACTCAGTTAACGTCACAACCATGTGAGGATGTTGAAACATGTGATTGTTTTACACTTACAACTAGTGAAGGTGAAACATTTACTTTTTATCCTTTAACAATTGATATATACGGTAATCCTGTATACACTACTAGTGATGGTAGAATAATTAGTTATGAACCAAAAAACTTTTGTTGGAGATTTGATGTCTTTTTAGATTTTAATTATTTCTTCTGTCAAGATTTGTATGTATCTTGTCCTATAGGAAATTGGTTTGCACCAGATACACCATTTACAGCAGTTAGTCAATTATGCCCTAATGACAATGAGTTTACTGTATATGATCACTTTGAAACTTTTGGTGAATGTAAAAATGGAGTATGTCCTCCGCCAGTATTCAAAAATAATAGAACTGTAAAACCTGGATACAATACACCAAATTGCAATGCAGATAGATATGATGAAATAACCTGCAAGTTTGCAGATGTTATGTATAAAGTGGTTCTTGAAAAAAGATATGGTATTACTAACTGTTGTCCTGATGATGATGAAAAATGGATATTGCTTAAAGAGTTAATAGATTTGCAAGCTTTGCATGATCCAAACTATAAGTGTCCGGATTGTTTATGCCCATGTGATTCAGGAAAAACATATTCTACTTGCAATTGTGGAAATTAATTTGTATATTATAAATAGATAAAAGTATGAAGCCTTTAAATTTAGATAATAAACCATGTAGTCCAATATCAAGTAACTGTGTTATTTGGCAAGGACCAGATATTGAATGTATTGAACTTTGTAAAGGTGATACTATATCTGATGTAGTTGCAAAACTAGCAACTGAATTATGTGAGCTTTTAGATCAATTAGATGTAAAAAACTATGATTTAAGTTGCTTAGGTGTAACAGCATGTGGGCCAGCTAATATTCAAGATCTAATTAATTTCCTAATTGAAAAGATTTGTGAAATTGAAGGAATTCCAAAAGATGATACAAGATCTACAGGAGCATGTCCTGACTGTCTTGTTACAGTAGCATCATGTTTTATTCAAAATGGTCAAACAACTATGCAGTTGATTGACTATGTAAATATGATTGCTGA